CAGTTTCAACAATCAGCTGTCACCGGTAGAGTTTGAAAAGCGTTACGCAGCGAGCCTGGAGAGTGTCTAGGAAACCCGGGGCGATTCAGTACAGCAATCGTTATTGAAAACAATTCAATTACATATATGTTGCTTTCGAAAAATATACCAGCCCAATACTTGGGCTGGGCGGGCTCCTGATTAAGGCTAGTCCGTTAGATAGGGATCGCTCGGCGGGCGCAGTACGCTTTAAGCCAGGCATATAGCGTCCCCAGTTCGGCGTCTGTCAGCTTACGGCTAAAACCCAGGGCCGCATAAACCTCAGTCTTGCCGTCATAGCCAGCGACGTTGTATGCGCCACCAATGCGAATAGCGCCACCCAGTACGGGGGGGCCGGGGTTTGCCATTGTCCCGACTTCGCCTTTGGTTAAATTATTAAATGTAACTAAAGGGGTTGCCCCCATGACGTTTCGCAGGGCAAGACAGACTGGGGCTCCAACCGCGAGCGCAGTGGATGTTGTAGCCCCCGATTGATTTTGGTCTGTTGTACGGAAACCCGTAACAGTCATCGGGGCACTGTAAGCCATAGCCAATCGTCGCGTAGTATTGTTAGCGGGCGATACAAGATTGCCTATTATTATAGCATCCGCGATTTCAAGCGGTTTAAAGACAACTACCAGTGTCGATTCATTGGTGTCGGCCATCGCCGTCTGAATAAGATTGAGCCTCCCTTGAAGGGCCACACTGTTTGCCTTGACAGTTGGTGTTCCAATTACTGTGGAGTTAGCTTTTCCATGGGTAAAATTGCGGAGTGAGTTCTCTAGAGTTCCGCCAAAAAAGTGAGCGACCTCTAGGCCGGCCGTGTCGATTGGGCATCCTGCCCAGCCCAGCGCCTTTTCACGGAACGAACCATTGCTGTCTTTAATTACTACTGTCATTGGTGTAACTCCCTAAACCTGCTCAAGGCCGTCAACGATATTGTCAAAAATTTGCATGTGCCCAGGATCATTGGGATGCAAGCCATCCGCGAGGAAAACTACACCCCCTAGTTTTTTCTTAAGTGTTGCGCGGTAGTTATCGATGTAACCACAACCAAAGCTAGACGCCACTTGTGCAACCATTCGCGCCACATCAGCCTGAGAATATTTAGCTGTCACCATCGACGGGTAATCTAAATCGGCATAGTTGGCAGCCATCAACACCAAGTTCTTGCCACGCACGTTAGTGATGTAATCAGCAATCGCTACTAAGTTTCGCTTAGTTCTAACTGGGTCATTCGGCTCCGTAGTTAAAGCGCGGTCATTGGTTCCGAGCTGGACGAAAACATGGGTATCGTCACTCGCCACCGAGGCCGACAGACGGCCAGCAGCTGGCAGCCACTCTTGGGTGTTGGTCCCGATCAGACCGTCATTGGCAATACGGATTTTCCGGGTGCGCTGGATGGCTTCAAAAGACACCGCCCCCGTGCAGCATAGCTCCACAGAGTGCCGGCCAAATGGCAATACAAGCGCGACGGTTTTCCCATAGGTGGTGGCGGCATTGGTGGCAGTGACCGTGCTGTTAACCACACCATCCACCAGCACCGTGAAACTGCCGGTGCTTGGAGACTCTCGGTATACCAGCGTGAAACCGGTTCCCACCGTATCGAAACACAGTGCGTGACCATCGGGCACCACACACAGCGCTTCCAGTGCTGCGCTAGCATCGACGGTGACGGTCTTGCCGACGGCCTCACGCGTGGCGAAATTAATCACCGACACTTTTGCCGAGGTGGTCACATCAATGGCATGCGCCGCCTCATACAACGCCACTCCGGGCGCGGGACTGCTCATTGCGCCGGACGAATAACGGGCCCCGAGATACTGGTGCAGCAGGTTTGCCCAAGTTGGCGAGGTGAGGTTGTTGCGGACATCCGTCAGCGCATGGCTTCGGGGATCTAAAGTTCCGCCGCCAGTAACAGTCATGCCCCAGGTGATGGAGTCACCCACCAAACGGATTAAGACATCCTCCAGTTCATTGGACAGTGACACCCACAACGCGAAAAGCACCGGCACGCTTTTTGTCTGGGCCACCGCCTTAGCCACTGGATCGAGCGAATAGTGGAAGCCATCCGGGTCCATGACACTGAAACCTGAACTGACGTGAGGCAGATCCAGATTTTGCAGCGAGAGCGATTCGGTCTGAAAGCCCGTTTTTCCGATCTCAAACGCCCCGGTTTTCAGCAGACCGTCGGTGTGCACCTGGAGCAGCTCAAATCCGTCCGCGTCCGTCACGGCCGCAAGAACAGTTGGCGCGATATTGGATGGGGAGATCAGGCTCAGCATCTTGTCGACGGCAGCACCGCTTGCCGAACGGTTGAGCTCCTGCGCCACCCCTGAGTTGTTCTTATACAGCACCGTATATTCGGAACCCACTCCACTCGGCACACAAAAAAGCTCGCCGTAGCCAGTGGTCGCTAACCCTTCGGCAATGGTTGTTTTAAGTCCTGCGTTCACATGAGCCGCGTCCCGTGCCTCTTCGGCACGACGAGCGGCCTCCTGCGCCGTGGCCAGGTCTTCGGTTATATCGTTGAATTGAATGGGTAGTCTGTAATCTCGAACGCCGGCGACAACGCGAACGTCATACAGTCCGTTCGGTGCAGCGAATTGAGCCAGACCGTTGCTGTCAGTCGTGAAGGGATTAGACGACGCAACTCCGTTCGCCTTCTGCAAGCCACCTACAGGACTTTCAGTGCCACGCAGGTACACGTAACACACCGCGCCAGGCAGCTTGTTGCCCTGGTCGTCCTGGGCGAAGAAGTTCTTTAATTCCACTTGGTCTTCCTTCGATTAAGCGGTAATGGGTTTCAACTGCGCGGCCAGCGCCAGTACCTGGGCGGCCTTAGCAGTGAATCCAGCGGCATCCATTGGGCTGGGTGCGGGGCCAGGCACATGGATGTGGCTGGCCAGTTGCGTGTTCATCGCCTGCACCAGGTCGAGCAGGTCACACAGGATCTGCAGCGCGTTCACGCCTTCGGAGCCCAGCCAGGTCTGAGGCGAAAGGCTTCGGCGGATGCCCTGTATCCGCTCCTGCATGTCGCCGCCGATCGTGGAGTTGAGCTTTTGCGCCACCACCAGGTTGAGGTCGCGGCCACTGGCCAGGTGCAGGTCATCCAGTGCGGCCAGGCTCGCGGATCCGCCTGACAGCAGCTTGAGCGCGCCCAGCGCCTCGATCGTCTTGATCCCTCCGACTGACTCCTTCGAGTGGTCATCGACCTCCACCGTGCTGCTCTGGTGGCGCTCGGCGTTGGTCAGGCTTTCAACCTCCCGATCGATCGACTTGTCACGGATCCGGCCATCGGTCTGGCGTGACCAGTTGCCGTCGGCGTCAACCCGTTGTTGGGCGGCTTCGCTGTGCTGCCACACCTGGTCTCCTTTGGGCACCTTGGGCAGGCTTAGGCCGTGCGGGAGAATGGTCTGGACGTAGGGCTTGCTCGGCAGGCCGTAGGCAAAGCACACGACAACCCGGGTGCCTTCCTCAGGAAAGCCCAGGAATCCCATCTCATCACCGCCCACAGACAGCGGCAACGGCACGCCGGCCAGCAACGGCAACGCCGGGTCCGGCTCGTCGTTTTCGTCCAGCAGCTGCAGATCCACGGCATAGCGCGGGCGAAAGTCGTCGCAGATCCCGGCACTGGCCGGCGCATCCGCCACGCCGATAACCCGGGCAAAGCGCGGCAGGTGGTAACCGCCGGTGAGTTCGGGAAATTGCCGCTCTACACTGCGGCGGATTGCGTCTTCCATCGGATCGCCATTTGGTTGCCGGTGAGCGTCACCTGGGTGATGCGCTCGCCTTGGTTGATGGATGCACCTGGTCGCAACCCGGGAAGGGCCGCGATCATCGCGCTCTGGTTGTTTTGGTAGTCGTCGAACAGCGCGACGGGCAACGGCAGCGGCGATCGGGCGCCAAAGAAGCTGTCGGCCCAACTGCCCACAAATACTTCGCCGTTGCCCTGCTGCTGCCAGATAAAGTCAGGGATACCGAAAACCCGGGGCAAGCTGTCCATGGCCTGATAGCCAGCGGCCAGGTTGTAGAAGAACGGGGCTTTGACCTTGGCGTATGCCTGGTCCGGGACGCGGAAGCTCAGTCCGGTTTTCTGGTTGATCTCGGCCAATACCGTGCCCAGATCTGCATGGCGCAGGTTGAGCGGCAACGGGTTGGCCAGGATCGCGGCCAGCTCGCGACAGAACAGCACCTGCTCGACCGCGTTGGACGGGGTGCAGCGCTCGACGTAACCAATAAAATGGCGCTGCAGCGGCTTGTCGTTGTAGCCAATGTCGAGCGTCACCAGCCCTTTCACCGGCGCCGTTGCCTGGATGGTTAGCGTGGCCCGGCCCGGAGTACGCAACTCAAGGCGCACGTCATCGCTGACCAGGGGATACACCACCCCGCCGATGGTCAGCACCTTGTGCAGTTTCATGCTCACAAGACACCGCCCAGATAGTTATCCAGTTTTTTCAGGGTGGACTCAAAGCCGGTCAGTTCCTGCCCTGGCTCGCCGTTTTCGCCAGTACCTGGTGCCGTCACGGATTGCCCCGGGGCGTCCTGCTGGGTCACGCTCTGGCCTGCGCGGCGCGTCTCTACACGCTCAGGGTTGGAGAGCTTTTCCGACAGGGTGAATTGCACCAGCCAGGCCCGCAGGGTGTCGTCTTCCCGGGCGCTAACGCCGTCAGTGAACTGCACCTGGCGCACGCCAAACGCGGACGCGGTGTCGTTAACCACCCGGTAAGTTTTAAGTTGGCCACCGCTGCCGGTCGCTTCTGCCAGGCGCATCAGGTTGCGTAAAAATGCGCTGTCGACAAACGGAATCTGCAGGGTCACCGCCAGGGTCTTGGGCTTGAAGCCTTTATGAGCGGAGTCGGTGTTGCTGGTCTGGCCGGACAGGTCGTCGCTTTCGATCCGCAGGTTGGCCGTGACCTTGATGTTTTTGCCGCGCACTTGTTCGCCATCGAGCAATAAGGTCATAGGCCCACCAGCTCGCGGACAAAGCTCAGCCCTTTCAGGGAGCCGACCAGCAGCACCCCAGCGGACAATCCCCATTCGTGACCCGGTGCATCGCCCTGCAGCAGTTGCCGGCGCAACTCGGCGGCATTGCCCGGGCCAATCAACCGCGCGCGCATGCTGTCGTCAGCGGCTCCGCCGGCGAACATCGATTTAAGGTCGGCCAGTTTTTTCGCCTGCGCCTGTGCCTGGCTGGCCTTGCGGGCGGCCATCTTGGCCAAGTCAGCCATAGGTGAGCTGTCGGCGTAACTCTCCAATGCCGACAGCTGGCTGTTCAATGCCTGGGTGGAGGCCTTGGTCACGGTGCAACGCGCAAGCGGCAATGCCCCCCAGCGCGGCAGTGTGCCGGCAGTGGGCAACTCCCACTTTTCAGCATCGAGCACGAACAGGTTTTTTGCCCGGCGTTCGGCGCGCTGCAGGTCAGGCATGGGCAGCACGGCATTGAACCGGGCCAAGGTTGCGCCGAACTTGTCGTAGCGCGTACCTAGGAACATCACCACCAGGGCGTATTGCGAGCCCGCCGGGCGGCTGTCATCACCGGTGTCTTCCAGCTTTTCGCCCAGTTGCTGCAGCAGGTTGGGGGCCGACAGGTAACGCTGATAACCGCGCCCCTGCCCCACCCCGCTTTGAAACGGCGTCACCACCAGGCAGGCCGGCACTTCGCCCAGGGCATCCGCCAGACCGGCACGACCAGCGGCCACGGCGGCTTCTGCTGCTGCGCCGACTGGCCCCGGTGAGGTGGTGGCCAAGTCAGCCAAGCCTTGAAGGCGTAGCCCGGTGCTGGACAGCTCGCTGCCGGCCAAATCCTTGGCGGCATCGAGGTCGCTAAGCCACTGGGTGGACTGCTCCGGCCAGCGCAGGGTGATGGGTGCCCATTTCATACCGGCGCGGACTCCCACGACACAGCGTTAAGAGCGTCCAGATCCGCAGCAGCACGCGCCGCAGCCAAGGCCTGCTTGAGTTCGTTGGCCTTGCGCAGGCGCTGCAGCTTGAACTCGGTGAACTCATTGCCCACCTGCAGCAACTGGTCGCCAGTGTGATCGCGAAAGTCTGTCACCCCGGACTCATCGCGGCAGATGTAACAACCGCCCAGGCCGCGCAGGATCAAGCCGGTGAGGTTCAACTGGTCTTCAATTTGCGATTCGTAGAAAAAACCATCACCCAACGCCGCCGACCAGAATCCGCCGGTAATTTCCTGCAGGCAGGCCTTGTTGACCGCCGCCAGTTGCACCGTATAGCGCAGCTCGAGCACGGTCGGAATGTCATCGACCCAATGACCATTACCCCAGATCTGGCCCGGGCCTGGTACTTCCAGGGTGTAGCCAGCCGGTAGCGCACCGGCGCGCTCGATCACCATCGGCGCACGGGTTGCGGTGTTGTAGACCGTCAGCCCTTGATAGGAGTCGACCAACTGCCATTTGCGGCCATCCCAAAACGCTGCCTTTTTTGCCGGTACCGCCGGCGGCGCCACTTCAACGCAGCCACCAGGAATCAGCCAAACATCCGGTTCCAGCGGCGAACGATCCGCCACAGTTTTGCCGGTGTAGATGCCCAGGTGATCGGTTTGATAGACGATTTTCGTGTCCATGGGATGGCCTCAGTACTTGATGCAGGCGAGGAAGGCGATGTTTTGTGGGCGTGTCTCTGTGCCCCCGACATAGCTAGCGGTGAAAGGATGGATGTGGGATGGCACTGGGTTCACAGTGACGTTGTGCGCGTGCTCACCTGATTCGGTGGTGGTGGTTACAAGGTAAGGAGCATCGGTCCCGTTCAGTGGGTTTCGCGGCTCGCCCGGAGTGCCAAAGTCAGCACCATCCGGTGTAAGGTTGCCATGGTGGTTGTTGTGAATATGCTTGCCCTGACTGTCGGTGTAGGCAGTGGGAGTGTGAGCACCTGCCTCGTTGGTACTGCCGGTAATGATATGGCTGCGGATTGCATCCGCTTGGTCACTACCCAAAGCCCTACCGGTGTCCACCCCCCGGTTGTCATCCCAGATACGAACAAACTTTCCGCGTGGATCCGGCAGATTGAAGGTGCTTACGCCGTCGCCGGCACCGTAATTGGTGCCGATCTTGGCGAACAATGCGGCATAGACCGTACGCGAAACCGCCGCGCCATTAGCGCGAAACCAGCCCGGTGGCGGCGTGGCCATGGCAAAGGTGCCAATACGGCCCACCTCGGCATCCGCGATACTTTTGCGCAGGGCATTGAGCGCCTTGGTGGTGGCCAGAATCTCGCTGCTGTCGGTGGTCGGGTCGTCGCTCTTGGCGTTGGGCAATTCACTGAGGCCGACGTCTTCTTTCTTGGTGCCCCGGGCACGCAGGTGCTGGTAGTCGCCATTGCGCAGCGCATACTGTTTGACCAAAGCGCCGGTGATCAGCTCGAAGGCGCGCAGGTCGGTGATCTCGCCCGACACTTCAACGCTGGCCAGCTCCACCAGGTAATGGGCGGTACCGTTGCTGTCGACGTAATCGACCTGGTTCTCGCCAAACACCACCTTCCAGGTGGCCACCGAGTCACTGCCCTCCCGGGCCAGTGCGACGTCCAGCCAGGCTTTAGCCGGCAACGCCGGGAATTGCGCCTGGACAGGCTCGTCCAGCTGGACGCGAATACCCTCCACGTAAGCAATGCCGGCCTTGACCTGGTACAGCCCGAAGCTGCGTTCCATCTGCAGGCTGTCGGCCAGGAAACAGGCCCGGCCAAACACGTCACGGTTGCTCAGGCGCTCGCGCCGATCAATGCCATTCAAGCGCACCGTAAAGTCGTGCTGCCAGGTACTGGCGTCGACCGTAACCCCGGTGAGCGCCTGGGCGCCGTTGAACTCCACCAGGAAGTTGCGGGTGACGTTGTTGCCGATCTGCAGCGGCGGGATGTTCTTGCGCTTCTGCTGCAGCGGCACGGTGGCCACGGCCAGCAGTACGCCCTCGGCGGCTTCCAGGCCGATCCAGTTAAAGTCCCAGTCGCCCACGTCTGAGCCGACCATCAGACTGTAAATTACCTGGTTGGGGCTGACGTAGCCTTTGCGGTCATAGCCTTTGGTGTAGACGATTTGGCCAGCAGGCGGTTTGCCGGCGGCACGGTCAACCGGGGCATTAGGATCCAGACCAGGAACAAGGGCCAAAACGAAGCGCGCAATGTCCAGCGTCTCCCCGGCGCCCTGTTTTTGGGCAATCAGACTCTCGCCGGCAAGGGTAATACTCGCTCCCATGGGGGCTCCTAAAGTGAGTTATTCAAAAAGGTGAGAATCGCCAGCTCGTTGATCACCACCAGGCGGCTTGCGCTGTCGTCCAGCGTGGCAATCAGGGTTTGCTGGTCGTCGTTGAAGTCGGCCACGCCGATATTCAATTTCACCGGGGTGATGGTGACGAAGTCGTAGCGCCGGCAGGTGCGGCCGTATTGCTGCATCAGCACGCGTAGCAACACCGGGTTTTCGCTCAGTTGGGTGTCGGACAGGTGCAGCAGCACCACATCCCAATCCATGCCCGGCAGGCGCTCCTGGATCTCCACATAGCCAACGCCCAAGCGTTCAAAGACACGCACCATGCCGGACGTGCTGCCCGCGTCCACGGCATTGATAAAGGCGAATTTCACCCGCAGGCGGTAGAGTTTTTCCGGCTCACCGTGGAAGCGCTGAATGTCACGCTGCCAGGCCAGCAGATCGAGCACGCTCAGGTGGCAGGTCTCGGCGTCCATTTGCAGCAGCGGCCAGTTCAGCCAGTTCTCGGCCTTGCCCCACCAGGCTTGCGCGGCGGCCTTGAGCTTGGCCAGCTCCGGCCCGTCCAGCCAAAAAGGCAGGCTCAACTTAAGCATTCAGAAGCACCTCAACCCCGGACAGGCGCGGGATGGTCAGCTCTGACAGGATGTCGGCGTTGTCGAAGTGCAGCGAATCAATGCCTGTGAATTGTTGGTGCAGCTCTTCGCCCAAGCGACTGAAAGAAAAGCGTGATTGCGGATGGGTCAGGGTCGGCTGGTAATCGCTGGCTGTGCTCTCGCGGAACGCGGCACGGACAAACAACTCAATGTCAGATTTCAGCGCCGGCCAGCGCTCGGCGCCGACTTCGGCCTTTGGCCAAACCGTCACCCGCACGGCGTGCAGTGTGGCGGGCATCTCCAATACCAGCAGGTCATCACCATGGCCATGGTTGCCCTGGTCACGGATGTAGTTGTTGATTTCAGCCAGGAAGGTGTCCGCCGGCGAATCCGCTTCGAACAACACAAAAGCGTTGGCACTGCCGGGGCCCCGGGGCGCGTTGTGCTCAAAGTAAACGCCATCTGGCTGCACGCCCGGGAACACCGAGATCATGGCGCGATAGACCGCGTCGGTGTGCCATTGGTTGACCGCCGAGAACTGGTTACGCACACGCAGGCGCAGCTCGTCGTCGGGCTCGGTTTCGGCGCCGGGCTGGGTGAGCCAGCTGTCAGCGTTCACCACCTGCACCACTCCGGGCACCGGCTCCGGCAGGATCGAAAAGTAACCAGGTGCGAGATTGAAGCCGCTGCCCGCATGTTTGGCCCGGGCCAGCACACGGATCTGCGACTCGCCATCGGCAAAGCTGGCCGCTGCCACGGTCACCAACTCGTACACGTTGCCGTTGATCGCAATCGACTGCACGCGAGTACCGGCGGGCACTTCCAGCAAGCCGGCCAGGGCGCTGCGGGTGAACAGCAGCATGCCTTCGGCCTTGGTCGCAGGCTTGCGGGTGACGTTGACTGCCCAGGCCAACATATCCAGCCAGGCTGCAGTGGCGGTCTTAACGAAAAAATTCGGCAACACGGTGCCGGCGATAAAGTCGATCAGCCACATTACGGGCTTGGTCACCAGCGCGGTGATCACCCGCCAGAACGGTGACCAGGCACTGGTATTGCTCAACTTGCTGCCCTGGGCGACCACTTCCAGTTCCCAGGCCGCCCGCAGCTTGGCCTCGGTGGTCGGTATCCCGGCGTCACTCAGCGCCTTTTTAAAATCCACATCACTCACAGCGTTACCTCGACAGATCCAAATTCAACGGTTTTGGCCACCAACAGGTACCTGCCCTTGCCCTCTTCAAGGATTTGCACGGTGCCCGGTACCAGGCGCACGTCGGCCTCCACCAGCAGCTCCAGTTGCTGAATACAGTCAGCCCGGCGGAAGCGATCGCGCTCTGCCACCAGGGTCACCAACAACCCGCTTTCGCGGATCATGTGGCCGATGTCCTGGGCGATGCTGGTCCGGTCATCCACCAGCAAGGGCTGGTTCGAGGGATCCAGGGTCAGGTCGTTATGGGTGATCAACAGATCGATATAGAGGCTCATCCGCCCACCGCCATTGCGACCATGTTTTCCATCTCCAGCGGGCTCATGGGCTTGGCCGTGTGGATCTCGACCTTCTCAACACGCATGGCCTTGTCCTGGCTGCTGGTGTTCTGAATGCTGGTCAGTAGTCCGCCCCGGGGCACCGCCGAAGGCCGCGACGGCGACAGGCTCGGAATGGCCGCGTTGATGGTTTGCTGGGCTTTCTGCGCCGAACTGGCGGTGTCGGCTGCCCTTACAGCCGCTTCGGCGCCGGGCACCTGGGGCAGATCGCCAAAGCGGGTTTCGATATTCACGCCCGGGATCTTGTTCATCATCTCGATCAGGCCGTTGATGGCCTGGTTAAAGACGCTGACGATGCCGTCCCAGGCGGCTTTCGCCATGCCCGACCAGCCGCCCATGGAGTTGAACCAGTCCGACAACGCGCTGAGCTGGTCACTGACCCACTTGAACGCCTCGCTGTTAAGTAGCGCTGACATCCATTCGTCCCAGTAGTAGACGGCTGCCACTACCGCCGCGATCAGCGCGACAACACCGACCACCACCCAGGTGATGGGGTTGGCCAGCAGCGCGGTGTTGACCAGCCAGATCGCGCCCTGCCACAGCAGCATGGCGCCGCGAACGATGCCAAACCACGCAACCATGGCCACCATGCTCAGGATGAAATTGGCCGCGACCACCAGGTGCACCAGGAACATCGCAATGCTCTTGAAACCCGTCCAGGTCAGGACTTTCCACACGGTAATCATGCCCAACCAGACCATCTTGCTCAGGCCCACCACCAGCGTCAGCGCGGACATAGCCGCCGTGATGCCAAGTACAGTCAGCGATGCGATGCTGATCACCCGGGTGATGTTGGGGAATAGCTGCGACCAGCGTGTCAGGGTTTGCGCCACGCCGGTGAGCTTGGCCATCAGCGGCCCCAGAATCGGAATCAAGGCCTGGCCAAAGGCAATGCGCAGGGCCTGCACAGCGGCGCCGAACTGTTGCCATGGGTCGACCATGGCCTGGGCCATCTTCTGCGCGCTCTCCAGACCCCGGACTTTGCCCAGTTGGTCCAGGCCGTTGCGCAGCCGTCCGGTGTCCTTAGCCAGCGCGCCAATCACCCGCGCACCTTCGCCGCCAAAAGCCTCTGTCAACGCCGTGCCACTGGCGGCGGTGGTCAGATCGCCAAACTTGCCCTGCAGCTTGTCCAGGATGTCGAGCATCGGCATCAGCTTGCCGTTCTGGTCGGTGAACTTGATCCCCAGCTTGTCCGAGGCGGCGCCGATGTTCTCGAACAAGGCCTTGTACATGCCGCCGGCATCGCCACCTTCCATGGTGCTGCTGAGCGAGCCAATCACCGCGAACTGCTCGGCGATATCGACTCCTGCAGTCGTAGCAATGGCGCCGAACTCTTTGAAAGCATCCTTGAGTTGGGCGCCGTCAGTGCGGAACAACTGCACCGCCAGAGCGGTTTGCCCGCCCATCATCTCGACCCACTGGCTTTTGCCCATGGCATCGGCCTGGTCTTTGAACAGGTTGTACATGGTGCCCACATAGGCACCCATGGTGTCGGCGTCAGTTCGGGTGGCCTTGGCCAACAGGTTGCTGGTGTTGGTAAAGGTCGCCAGTTGGCTGCCGCTCAAGCCCTTGATAGCGCCCTCAATGCTGTACGCCGAGGCCACAAAATCCCGGGCGTTCTCACCGTAGGCCACCGAGAATTCCAGCGACTTGCGGTTGAGCGCATCCAGCGCGTCCTCGGCCACGCCCAGGGAGCGAACTTCGCCCAGGGCGCGGTTCATCTCCAGCGCCGGCTCCAGGGACTGTTTAATCGCCACACCCGCGCCCACCAAACCACCCAGCCCAAGGCCGATGGTTTTGATGTTGTTTTGGCCCTGCTCTGCCAAGTCCGAAAAGCTGGTTTTCACCCGGCCAAGCGGCGCGGTGATCTTGTCGGTCAGGCTCAAGATAAAGGCCAGGCGGGCGCTGCGATCTGCCATGTGTCGTTATCCGTTCAGTGCATGGGCGATGCCGTTGGCCACCGCGATTTCCATGCGTTTCCAGTGTTCGTCTTCCAGCCACTTGGCCGTGCCCATGTTCTCGATCGTGGGCTCGGCCCCGGGCAGCCAGCGATTGGTCAGGGCCATCAATTGGCCCAGTCCGTCTTCGCTCAAGCGCTCAGCGTGCTGGAGTGCTTTTTTACGATGATCTCAACGTCCGGGGCGTACTCTTCCAGCAGCGCACCGGCCAGCTGCAGAACCATCGCCGGGTTGGTCAGCAGGGGCTTCAACGTGGCGCGTTCCTGCTGGTCTACGGTGTTGACCAGCAGGTTATTGGCCGGCGCCACCTTGTTGTTTTGGGTCAGGCTGTTGAAGTACTTGGTCACGTCCTGCGGGGTCAGGGTGAAGGTGAATTCCTTGTCGCCTACTTCCAGGGTGATATCGCGGCGGTCAGTCATTGGGTATATCCATTCAAGGGTTGGGGTTAGCGCAGGCAGATCCTGCGAACGTGGTCTTGCAGGCCCAGAATCATTTCGTGACTCAGGGCGAGTTGATTTCGGAGGGTGAAATAATCCGATCGAGCGTCTGCTGCGAGTTCGGCGGTGCCTGCATCAGCCACGCTGCCGGGGCTGGCTTTAGCGACTGAGCAGGTGGCGTTGATGCGCAACCGCTTACGGCCATCAGCAACATCGCGCTGCAGGTCAGCGTTTTTAGAAAGTGCATGGTTCAGTGCCTCGGTTCGGGTGCGGTCGTTATCGTCGCGATCGGCCAGCATTTCACCGCTGATTCGGGCCGCTTCGCGCAGTCCTTTCGCCTCAAACTGGGCGCTGTTGCGCTCATCGATGAGGCGGTCAAATGCAATCCAAATGACCAGGCCCGCCAACAGCGCGATCAACACGGTTGTGAGTGACTTCATAGCCCGATCTCGCATAACTCACGCTCGGCAGCGCGACGATTGACCAGCCCGGCCAACTGCTTGCCACCGGCATACACCCAGCGCGACAGCTGGGCACAGGCGCCCCGCTCGTCTCCGCTATTCAACAGGCGCAACAGTGTCGAGCTGGAAAACTGCCCCTCTCCGACGTTGTAAACAAAGGATCCCAGGGCAGCCCGGCGCGTATCCGGCAGCGGCACACGCACCTGACGGTCAACCGCGGTCAATGCGATACGCAATTCACGCTGCAGCAACTGGTCGCACTGCGCCGGTGTAGCCCGATCACCCAGCTTTACGCCCTGGGTGACGCCTTCACAGATCGTTGGAATCCCTACTGGGTCGAGGTAGGCCACCAGCGAGCGGCCTTCGAACCAGGTCACCAGCGCGCCGGTCATGCCCAGCACGCCCGTTAATGCGCCAATGGCGATCTTGTTGCGCAGGCTCATCACTTGCCCTTCCAGTCGCGCAGCATTTGGCGGTACTTGGGCACCAACAACAGAATCTGCAGCAACGTGAAGAGTGCAGTCAGCATGTAGGCTACGGTCGGCCAGTCGACCGCACCTGTTGCGCCGGTAGCCGTCACGCCGATGGCCGGAGCCACCTTTGCAAATGCGATCGCGGTGTCCTGAGCGGCCTGATTCGTGCTCATCGGAGATCTCCTTTCTCGAAAATGGTCTGGCATGGCACGCAACGCTGAATCCCGCCCAGCGCCTGGCGTGCTGCCGGGATTGCACCGTCACAGTCCAGGCATTCGCTACGGCTTGGCCCGATCGGGCGCGGCTGGGCCAACTGGGCGGCAATCGCCTGGTCGCGCTGACGTTGCTCCAGCGCCTGGGCGCGATCGAACGGGCATACCATCAGCTCAAGCCCTCGATCTCTGAGGCATCCAGGTACGGCACGCCGTTGATGCGGATAAAGTCCGGGCTGGTGACGTCGAACGGCACCTTGTGCTTGGAGGTCTCGCCGCCTTTGGGGTCGACACTGAGCAGGCTGGAAACCCGCAACTTGCAGCCAAACGCCTCGACGCGCAGCTCTTCATCGCCAGCCTTGGCAAAGAACACGACGTCGAAAGGCTCAAGCTTGCGAAAACTACCGGCAGAACGTGCCGCCTCGATCAGCAGGTTGAAGTTGCTGGTGTCGAACTCCATTTCCCCGCTGGCCGAGACGTCGCCGTCCACATGGCCATTGGGCACGCCACGGCTCTGTGCCACCGCCGTGCTGTCGGTGATATCGAGGGTGCAGTTAGCAACGTGAACCTGCAGATCGCCCACGTTCACGTCAAAATTCTTGCCGCCAATACGTGACATAGGGGGTTACTCCGAATCGTCGGTGGAAAGATCGAGGGCGATGTTGGCCGTCAGGTCTTTCGGGCAGTTGAGCGGCCGGATCTTGATGTAGATCTCAACCTTGGTTTTGTTGAGCCACACCAGGACGATGTCGCCGTCCTTGGGCGCCTCGATCTCGCCCGGGAACACTTGACCGGCGAACGTGGCGGACTTGGCCATCTGGCGCAGGGGCTTCATAAAGGCGCTGACAGCAGCGGCCATACTGTTGGGGGTGTTGTTGAGGCGGCGATCACCGACGCGACGAATCAGCAGCGGACGCACCTGGCGCGCGGCCTTGTCCGCCAGGCGTAGGTACTCGACTACCTGGAAGTCACTGGCCGGCGCATCCAGCATGTTGCCGTCGCCCCAGAACACGCCCGGGTAATCCGGATAGGTCTGCGAGACCGAGAACCGCGCCTTGTCCAGCTCGGAACGGATCGCCGAAGGCAACTGCACGCTGTCTTTATCTACCGGCACAACGCCCAGGCCCAGCAGTGCGCCGGAAGCCACCCGCATCGGGGTGTCAGCAATGCTGACGGCGGCATTGGCCAAGCGGCCAGCCAGCACGCCCAGGTCATTGCCATGCAACTGCGGCACGACCAGGACACGCGGCGCAGCAAGGCCTACCGTAATGGCGCGTTGCTCCGTGAGGTACTGCTCCCACGTTTGCAGCGCCGTGATGCCGGCAGTGGCAGCCATCACGAAAGCCCGGCGGCCATAGACGTTGTTGAGTGAAATGGCCGCGTCATGCATGGCCGACAGCTCAGCGGCTGCTTTCACCGGCTTGGTAATCACCACCGCTTCGACCGAATAGCCTTGCTGCATGGCCTTTTCCAGCGCTTTGGCCCAATCGCCCTCTGCAGCGATCGGTGCCGCCAGGCAAGCCCAGCGATCACCGCCATTGAGCATGGCGGCGGTGATCTGGGTTTTCAGATCACTGGCCGGAATGCCCAGCGTGCTGTCCAGGTCGCTGTCAGTATTCAGGGGAATCAGCTCGCCGACGCTCTTGGCGCCGGGACCGATAAAAAGGAAATAGCGTTCGATCTCAGTCACGGCACCCTGGCCCAGATTGAGATTGTTAACGCTGACTTTGCCGAGTGCCATGCAGTGCCTCGCTAGCGGGGTGAATTAAGGATTTGTTGAAAGACCTGGTTAACCAGCTCGCTGGTTTCGTTGCCGCTGCTCACACCGAGGAACTGACGTTTGGGCAAGGTGATATCCCAGCTCTGCGCGCCGGTGGTCTCGGTTCGTTCATCGTTCAAAATGCGGATCAGCAGCCCCGCCTTGGCGTAGTTCACATGCTCTTGAATCCACGCCACAGACGGTTTGCTCAGGGTCTTTTTGCCCTTCACGCGGACACGGAAGCTCAACTGGCGCAGGCGCTTGGCCTGCTTGACCGTACAAGCGATACCGGGCGGGACGGTGTTCCAGCGGCGCATCTGTGCAGCGGTACGCCGCTCGCTGACACCGTTGTGCTGCTGGGAGGCAACCCAATTGGTCAGGGCGTTTTTCCATCCCAGTTCGGCCTCATCGGCACTGACGCGGGTGACCTGCAGCAGCTTGGCCAGCCCCGCTTCCATCTTCTTTTTGCCCTTGGCCGACCCTTTGCGCTCGGCAAAGGCGGTACCGTCCAGGTTCTGCTGTTCACGCACCCGCTTGCGGCTCATCGAGCGCACACGCTTGGAGACGTTGTTCAACAGCCGGCGGCGCAGTTGGGGCGGCAGCTCAAGCAGGGCCAGTTGGGCTTCTACGCTGAGCAAGCCCCTGACATCGAGGTCGAGCGGATTAGCCGCCATGGCTGCCCACCTCGCCGTGCTCGGCAACCCACAGGTCAAACGGGACAAAGGCCCAGGTCTTGCCGAAGGCCTCGATATCGCCGTCTGGATCCTCAGCCAGATACTGCGGCTCGATGAATTCCAGGATGATGTCGACGTCAGCCGTGTCGTTATCCAACATGGCCACGTCGAAAATCGGCGCCGGCAGCTCGTCGCGCTCCTTGTCGTTGACTTCCAGCCAGCTCCCCAGCAACGCCATCAGGCGCCCCGGGTGACCTGCAGAGCGCTCAATGCCGATTGTTGCGGTGTAACGCATATCGCCCATGTGCAGACCGTCAACATCAGGCTTCCAGAACAGTTCGAGCGTGACCTTGTCGGCCCAGCTGTCGATCTGCTCAGCAGGCGCGACCTGGCGATCTTTGAGGTACTGAGTCAGGGCGATAAGTTTGATCACAGGAGCGCCGCCGTCATGCGACCACGACCCTGCAGCGAACGGACGGCCGCCTGGCTGAATGACAGAAAAGTCTCAGCGCGCTCCGGGGCTTCCTTGCCGGTGTTTTCAGCACTTTCGCGACGGGTGATGGTGGCGAACTGAGGCAACAGGTTGGCTTTGGCACGGCAGTAGACGGCGCGCTTGTACGTATCAGCTTGAAATGTGCGCTCGGGCAGCACCATAGGGTCAGCAAATTTCACGCTGGTGACGCCCGCGATCTGCCATTTACCTTTGCACTTGGCCAGGTCTGCGTTGACCTCGGTCATCGCAGAAATCAAGCCAACGACCAGCGTCTCAACCAGGTACTCCCCTGGAAGGCGATAGGCCTTCTGAAATTCAGACAGAGAGAGGTCGGGCCAAAAGCCGTCATTCTCAATCTGCTGCTCCGAATACCTGGAGGGGTTACCTGAAAAGCTCATCGCTGGCCGCTCTAAATAGGGGCGGGAAAACTGTTTCAGTGGGTCAGGGCCATAAATGGCTGGCTCACATCCACAGTTTCTCGCCGGGGGGGGAAGTCGGTTATGGGTTAAGGGGTGGCGGTTGGTGAGGCGCGGCCTGCTGCTTGCGCAATGCATCACGGGCACCATTCAGGCGTGTCCCTACGCCGATGCCTTCGTACAACGCTTCTGCGCGCTCAAAGTGGATGATGGCTTTCGCAAACTCGCGCTGATCCAAGGCCAGAATCCCGATCTGCTTGTGGTAGCGGGCAGGAATGCGCTCAAACAACTGCCATTCACCGTCCACCAAAGGCAGCAGGTTGGAGAGGTACGGTTCAGGACTGCGCTTGGCTTTGTATTCAGCCTCGGCCCAGTCGATCACCTGGTCAGCAACAAACGTCTGCACGTTGCGTTTGAAACGCTCCGGCAGCTGCTGATCTTGCTCGATGGCGAAATGCGCCAAATCCAGCCCGGCATCGAACTGCTCCGTATCGAACAACCAGACCAGGACTTGCATCACGACCGAGTTCGGGAAATTCAATCCTGAATCGCGGTAGAGCTGCACATAATCCAGGTACTTGGGCAGCAGTTAGTCATGCTTGAGCTGTCGGCGCAGTCCGTGGTTGTCGATCGCACTGATTCGCTCCAGATCCTGGGCCATGGCGGCGACCATCAGTTTCAGGTGCTTCTTGCCATTGGCAGGGCTGGACAGTGCGGTATCGGCGGAATACACCGACACGTCGGCACCGGCGCGGGCAGCCACTGGACCTTCGGCCAGAACTCGGCGCTTATGCGCCAGTGCCAGACTCATCAGATCAACTCCACGTTTTCAGCCGCTGCGAATTTTTCCAGCTGCTCGATCACGTAGCCCTCGTTGCGGCCGTTGTAATCTTCTACGCGGGAACGCTTCGGGTTTTCGAGCAGGTGACGACGCCAGCTGCTGTCCTGGAAGTAGATCGACAGGTTGTCCCAACTGGTGACCACAACCCCGTTGACCGGGAAGTGCGGCACGGTAAAGGTCGGCAAGCCACCGTAGGTCGCGATGACCTGGGCGCTTTCGATGCGTTCCTTCTCAGTCGGTTTACCCGCCTGGTTGGAATACAACTTGGCCTTGTCACTCGCCAACAGATCGCTGCCAACAATGGCAATCAGATCGCCGCCATCACGGAAAACAGAGTTGATCATCTGTTTGACGTCATGCACCAGGGCGTCAAGGTTCTGGTAGTCGCCGCCAGCGCCGAGGGTAATTTTCCCTGACCCTACGGTGCCGCCTTCAACCAGTACCTGTTCCGGGATCTGCTCACGAGCGAGTTGCAGCCAGCCCTTGTTGACGTCCTGCAACATTGGGTTGGTGGCCAGATTGGTCTGAGCAGCTGCGGTTACGCCGTGCCAGCCGATCATGATTCGATCCAGGGCAATTTGTTTTTGCACCGCCGCCGAGTAGCGATCGGAAAAGTCCGGGAACTTGGCCCAGCTGTCGATTTTGGCAAACGGCAGACCCACGTCCGATTCGGTGTGAAACAGCTCGTAGGGCAAGCCATTCAGATCGGAAACATCCTTGGCTTCACGATCGGTGGTCTTGGTGTTGGTGCGGCTGGTCACGGGACCATTCACGCCAAACATGACCTTTTCACCCTTGATTTCGGTGACCGGCACGACGTTGATGCGTTCGAGGAAGTCTGCACGTTCAGTGATCTTGTCGTTGAGTTCCTGAGCAATGCTCGCCTCGACGTTGAACTGGCGAGTCACATCGACGCTGTAGGTTTCACCGATCGCTTCACACAAGGCGGCGTATTGCTTCAGGGCGCGGTTGGACAGCGATTGCTGGGCCATATCAGAGCACCCGCTTTTTAGGATCGGCTGGGCCGGTGGAGCGCGGCACATTGCGACCTTGAGGGGTGTTCATCAGTGCACTGAACTGCTTTTGCAGCTTGGCCATACCGGCCAAAACCGCTTTGTTACCGGAGTTGTTGCGGTTGAAGTTCTTTTCTTCTTCAGCCGTGGTCACGATGTCGTCAACGGCGGTTTGAACATCTTCAATCGGTTCGGGTTCGGGGTCAGGCGCGACTTCGGCAAAGCTGTCGATCAGTGCCTGCATACCAGAGGTCACGATCAGCTGCTGCTCAATCAGGGCCTGCAGCGCCTTGGCTGTAGCTTCATCCATTGGGGGTTTGCTCTCGTTTTGGGTTTGCGGGGAGGTTTCGGTGGAAGACTCGTCAGCGGCGAAACGCTTGAGTGCCCCCGTAAACATGGCGAAGAACTTTTTCATCTCGCCCTGGGGCTCGGCGTCAGTCGCCGGGTCCATCAGCACAGAAGCGGCGTAATACGCACGTTTGCTGGTCTTATTCGAAAAGTAGAGTTCTTGGGTACCGGTGCTGGCTGGCTCGTCCGTGACGGCCATGCCGGTCATATAGGCTTTGCCCTTGCCACGAAAATTCGGGTAGATCTCAATGCTGCTGAACAGCTTTTGACCCTGGTCGTTGAGAGCCAGGAGCCGGTCGTTAGGCTTGAGCTGGGCTTCCAGCGCAACTTGACCAGGCTCAAGATCTTCGTCTTCTTCAATAAGGCGCACGGCAAACACGGTGCCGTAGGTACCCTGCCAACGTTCGTGCTCGCACCAGATAACAGCGGTGTACAGAGACGGCTTGTAGGTCTCAGCGATATCGCGCAGTTCCTGGGGAAGGATTTCACGACCATCCGTGGTCGGGCCGCTGGTGGCGACACGTTTCCAGTACGAAACAAGGGAACGGGGCATGGGCGATAACTGCGCTCAATCGGTGATTTGAGCCGCCACGATATGCACCGGATGACCACCAAACAAACGGTTTGAATCGGGACAAGCTGTAGAATCAAAATCTACGTAGAAAGCCGAAATTACCGTCAAGTTTCATATGTTTTCGCCGCATAGACTGCGGCCCATGTTCTATTCAACCGAAGTTAAAGAAGCCGCCAAACGCCTGTTTCTGCGCCGCTGTAAGGCCAAGGAAATTCAGGCGCAACTCAACCTGCCCAACATCCGGATCGTTTATTACTGGATTCGCCAAGGCGGGTGGGAAGAGATGCTGTCGGATGAAGAACCGCTGACGGCTGTTGGCCGCAGAATTACCCTTCTCCTGGACAAAGCCACGTCGCTGACCAAGAGCGACCTGGACGAACTGGACCGGCTGACCACTGTTCGCGAGCGGCTGCTGAAGCAATCCGTCAAACCGGCAGCGGCCCCGATCGGAGAACCGCCTGCGGACGATGGCCTTCGCCGGGAAGGACAGCGCAACGAACGCCGGGACAGGGGGGAGCGCAGCGACAAAGGCGGCAAGAAGCGCGAGAAAAAAACCAAAAACGAAGTGGGTGAGCTGACTGAAGTCGACTTTTTGGACAAGTTCATCAGCAAGATGTACGGGTATCAAAAAGAGCTGTTCGCCGCCAAACAGAACCCCCTGACCTGCCGCATCCGCAACATCCTAAAAAGTCGCCAGGTGGGCCTGACCTATTACTTCGCTGGCGAAGCATTCATGGACGCCGTGCTCACCGGCGACAATCAGATTTTCCTGTCGGCCAGCCGCGCCCAGTCTGAAATCTTCCGCAGCTACATCATCGCGTTTGCACAGGAATGGTTCGGGCTGGAACTGACCGGCAACCCAATTGTGTTGAGCAAGGACGGCAAGCCATGGGCCGAACTGCGCTTTCTCAGCACCAACAGCAGCACTGCCCAGGGTCACCATGGCCACGTCTACGTCGACGAATATTTCTGGATCCGCGACTTCGAAAAACTGAACACCGTGGCCAGCGCCATGGCCACCCACAAAAAATGGCGCAAGACGTACTTTTCAACGCCCAGCGCCGTGTCACATCAGGCCTACCCTTTCTGGACAGGCGAGAAATTCCGCAACAGCAAACGCAAGAATGCCAAGGATCCGTGGCCCAGTGAGATCCAGGCCGCAGCGGGCATGCTGTGCCCGGACGGACAATGGCGCAAGGTCATTACGATCCTCGACGCCATCACCGGCGGCTGTGACCTGTTCGACCTTGAGCAGCTGCAGCTGGAGTACGACGAGGACAAGTTTCAGCAGCTGTTTATGTGTAAGTTCATCGACAGCACGCAAAGCGCCTTTTCCCTGGCTGACCTGGAGCGCTGCTATTCCGATCTGTCGCTTTGGACGGACTACGACCCCGATGACCCGCGCCCCTTCGGCAACAGCCCCGTATGGATCGGCTACGACCCCAGCCGTACCCGCGACGATGCCAGCTGCGTGGTCATTGCCCCGCCATTGGAGGACGGGGGCAAGTTCCGGATTTTGGAAAAGCACAGTTGGCGCGGCCAATCGTTCAAGTACCAGGCCGAACAGGTCAAGAAGCTCACGGAGCGCTTCAACGTCCAGCACATCGGCATCGATACCACCGGCATCGGTTACGGCGTGTTCGACCTGGTGCGCGACTTCTACCCGCGTGCGACCTCGATCCACTACAGCCTGGAAACCAAAAACACCCTGGTGCTCAAAGCCCAGGACACGATTCAGGGCAGCCGTATCGAATGGGATGCAGGCTGGAACGACATCGCACAGGCCTTCCTGACGATCAAGCGCGGCACCACGGGCGGTGGCCAAGTCACCTACAGCGCGTCCCGCACAGACGCCTCCGGGCACGCCGACATTGCCTGGGCGATCATGCACGCCCTGGCCCATGAACCCCTCAACACCAACAAGCAGCGGCGCAGCCGCTACACACTCAGCGGATCAAGTACCAATGGGCAAACCAGCAAAAAACCAGCAGCAGCCAAAACCGGCAACCGGTCCGATGCGGGCGTTCTCATTCGGTGCACCGGAACAAGTGCTTACCGAGAACATCGGGCACTACCTGGGGGTGTTCGCCAGCCACGACGGCAAGACCTACACGCCGCCGGTGTCCCGCCAAGGCCTGGCCAAACTACTGCGCGCCAACGCGCACCACGGCGCCATTCCCGGGTTCAAACGCAACCTGCTGCTGCGTGAATTCATCGCCTCCGAAGGCTGCTCGATCCAGACCATGAGCCGTGCCGGGCTGGACTTTATGGTGTTCGGGGAATCGTACTTCCTGCGCAATCGCAACGCCTTCGGCCAGGTGCTGGAAATGGAGCACCTGCCGACGATCAACATGCGTGTCAGAGTGGGTGGCGGGTATGTGATGCTGCTGCCGGACGGCAAAGAAGTGGAGTTTGAGGAGCACGAAGTGGAGCACGTCATGAACTACGACGTGGAACAGAATATCTACGGCGTGCCGGACTACCTGGGCGGTATGCAGGCTCTGCTACTCAACGAAGCCGCCACCCTCTTCCGCCGCCGCTACTACAGCAACGGCGCGCACGCGGGCTACATCTTCTACACCAACGACCCGAACCTCAGCGAAGACGACGAGAGAGCGCTGCAGGAGCAAATGAGTGCGAGCAAAGGCGTGGGTAACTTCCGATCGATGTTCGTCAACATCCCGGGCGGCGCCGAGAAGGCGATTCAGATCATCCCGGTGGGGGACTTCCAGGCCAAAGACGAGCTGGAGAAGGTCAAGAACATCACCCGCAATGACGTGATCGCCGCCTGGCGAATGAACCCTGCCCTGGCCGGCATCATCCCGGAAAACAGCGCCGGTTTTGGCGATATCGAAAAGATCGATCGCGTGTACACCAGCAACGAGATATTGCCCATCTGCCAACTGTTCAACCAGCTCAATGACTCGCTACGCGAAGACAGGAGAATCAACTGGAAGGAACACAAACAACCAGTTGAAACAGCTAACTCCACCACCTAGAAAAGAGATTACCCCTACAAAATATGGCAAAATGGTGGCTATTGAATGCCCTGGGGAGGGACACCAATGCGAGTTACATGCAAATGCGGGAACAAGGGAAAAATCCGGGATAGCAGGAAGGCATCACCGGATTTTGTGACGCTGTATTGCTACTGCCTAGACGTTCACTGTGGGCATACCTGGGTCGCCCATCTGACTTTTTCCCATACGCTCAGCCCATCCGCGCAGGCAGTCGACCAGTTGTTGTTTGACCGTTTGAAAGAAATGCCGAGGGCACGGCAGCGGGAGATGTTTGAGCAACTGGGAAAACAGGCTTTCGCGTAAACCGCCGACTCAATATGTCGGCGATCGCGACACTTGGAACAGCTTACTGGGTGATCACCTGTTCTTCAGGATTGGAGGTCAATACATCGAACAAGCGACGAAGTTGAAGCTGTTCCTGTTCACTCAAAAGACGGTAGCGACTAATCAAGCTACGTTCAGTTTTGGACAGGCCTAACGCTTCAACCTCAGTGACTCCAACGCAGGCGTATTCAGTTTCCGTACGATCCAACATGCTTACTACTCCAAAAAGTGCATTGCTGAATCGACGTTATCGGGGCAGGAGTCGGCTTTGTTACCCAATAGAAACAAATGCCAAGCCGGCTAGTTGTTTTGACGCACCACATCATCGGCCATGGCTTTCAGGAATCGACGGATCGCATCCTGATCGCCAGGAGCAATACTCCGAAACTGGTTGATCAATTCCTCCTCGGCAGGAGTAAACCGTTCCCCTAGAGCCGTAGAACGCCTTCCTGTCAGAACAAAAGCTGCGTCAACACCATGCTCTTCCAGTGCCGCAACATATCGAAGGTCAAGGGAGCTAGCCCCCTGCTCGTAGTTTTTTTGCGTCCCTCTGCTGACGCCAAGAAGAACTCCGAACTCCGTTTGAGTTAGCCCTAAGCGCTCGCGCTCTTCCCTCAGGCGCTCACCTACCCTATCCGCTATGATCATTATTTTGCTCACCACCATTGACTTGATCAATTTTTTGACCAAGAATCACCACAGACAAACGCGAACCAACACAATTCAACAGAGTGAGCACTATGCCCGCCACCGTTACGCCCGAGCAAGCCCGTGCGGCTCTTGATCGCAGAGGGATCAGCATTGCGGAATTCAGTCGCAAGCACGACTTGAACAAAAATTTAGTCAGCGACCTATTGAACGGTAGGGTCAAAGGTCGCCGTGGGGAGGCACATCGCGCCGCCGTGTTACTCGGTATTAAAGACGGCGTAATTGAACAGTAATGGCAAAGGCTCAAAGGGAAAAACAGAAGATGAAAACCATCGTTCTAAAAACTCGCAGGGATGTGGCCAGTGAGCTGATTCGGTCTTTGCCCGGCGGCTGTAAATTCGCGTCCGATCTGCTCGGCATGAAACAAAAAAAGTTTGAAAACCATGCCTACGAGAACAACAAAAGCAGCCCGCTCACTGCTGAGCAGGTTTATCGATTGGAGTTAGTCACAGGAACAACTCATTACCCTGAGTACGTCGCAGCCATGTACGGCGGTATGTTCGTGCCCATGACTGACCCTGAATCGCTCGACAATATTGAGCTGTACACCATGTGCGTCGATACAGCTGCCAAGCGCGGGACTGTAGACCAGATCATCGCCCAAGCCCTTGAAGACGGTGTGATCGATCAACACGAAGCGGACTCGATCCTTAAAGCTGAAAACCTGCACATGGCTGCAAGGCATGCAGAAGTATTGGCTGTTATCCAGTTGCATGCAAAGCGCAACACCGCCGCCGCATCTTGATAGCCCAGTAACACCACCAACCCAATAACCGCCTGCCCCACACCCAGTGGGTTTGGGTGAGCTGCGCCCAAAATCGAGGTTTTACGATGGGAAACGCCGTAATTGTCACCACCCAACTGCCTCCTGCAGAGGCCGAAGCGCTGCTTATGGCCCTGCGTGAACAGTACCGCTCAAACCTCAATGAACACTGGTATGCCGACCAATTCCGCTTGATCTCGGATGGTCTGCGCCACGGGGCAATCCTCGCCCACGTCCCGGTAATGGCTGCACAAAAACGCCTGATGGCAGCCCTATCCCTCAGCCTTAAATCAGTGAAGTAACCATGAGAGAAGATCTGCGCTACGACATCCTGCAGCGACTTGAGGCTGACTACGGCCTGAAACATCGCCCAGGCACTCAATACATGCGCGGGGGCGTTTGCCCTAGCTGCAATCACAAAGACAAGCTGCTGTACGCCCGCCACGATGAACCCTGGATGATCATTTGCGGGCGACCTGAAAAGTGCAAATTCACAATGCATGTGAAGGAGATTTACAAAGACCTTTTCGAGAACTGGAGCAAACGGGTACCCGCAACAAGCGACAATCCAAATGCAACAGCGCGGGCTTATTTGGAGTTTGCCCGCGGCTTTCAAATCGAGCGGATTAATGGGTGGTTCACTCAGGATTCGTTCTACTCCGACAAGCTCAATGCCGGCAGCGCCACGGTTCGTTTCCCTTTGGACAAAGGGGGATATTGGGAACGTCTGATTGACCGGGCGGATCGCTTCGGAAATATGAAGGCTCGCTTCAAAAAAGGCGAAAGCCCAAGCGGCGGTTGGTGGTGCCCGCCATCGGTAGACCTGGTCAACGTCAAGGAGCTGTGGATCGTCGAAGGGATCTTTGACGCCATTGCCCTGGAGCACAACGGCATAGCGGCAGTATCCGCCATGTCCAACAACAACTTCCCGGTGGATGCGTTAAAGGAGCTGTCGCGGCAGCGCGGCGGCAAACTGCCAACCCTCGTATGGGCTTTGGATAACGAGCCTGAAACGCGCCGGTATGTGAGGAAGTGGGTTAAACAGGCCCGTGAAATGGGGTTCAACTGTAAATCGTCCTTGATCCCGCAACCCGGCCGCAAAGTCGACTGGAACGATCTGCACCAGCGCTGGCATTTTGAAACAGACGAATCAAAGCGTGCTTACCGCCGTCAGCAGGATCTGGATGCGGCTCGCCATCAAGGCGATCTGTTGTTGGCTGAATCCGCCCGTGAAAAAGCGATGCTGATCTATAACCAAAAAAAGGAAGGATCCGAGTTCCACTTTGATTTTGCCAACCGCCTGTACTGGGCGAAGTTTGATCTGCACAAGCTCGATGAGGAACAACGTGAACTCCTCAACAGCGATGACCATGACGACCAGCTTCTGAACGCAAAGGCAGCCCGACAAAAAGCGTTGGATAGCGCTTGCTCGTTGAAGCAGTTGGCGAACTGCACTTTTGAAACGCTCTACAAGCAACTAAACGAAGCGACTGGTGAGGCGTGGTATTACGTCCGCATCAATCCGCACGGTGATGCTCCAAGCGAAAAGATCACTTTTACCCTGAAACAGTTTTCATCGAGCACCGAGTTTAAAGCTCGTCTTCTCTACTCCAGCTCCACATGGCTGGGTGCCCAAAAGCACCTTGACCAGATTTCAATGAAGCAAATTGAAGGTATCAAAACCGTAGAGACAATCGACTTTGTTGGGTACAGCAAAGAACATCAGGCTTACATTTTCAATGGCCTTGCCTGTCATAACGGTGTCGTTTACCAGGTCAATTCCGACGATTATTTTGAGTTCGGCAAGCGCCGGGTTAAATGCCTGGTCAAGAACGTAAAAATCAATCCGAAGGCAACCAACAAAGGCTATCGCGATGACTGGCTGGCCAAGCTGTGGTTGTGCTTCGGCGAAAAGGGACTGGCTGCACTGACGTTTTGGTTTGGTTCGCTGTTCTCAGAACAGATCAGGGCACAGTACGAAAGCTTCCCGTTCCTGGAGGCCACTGGCGAACCGGACGCGGGTAAGACCACGTTGATTATGTTCCTGTGGAAACTCTTCGGGCGGCCCCACTACGAAGGCTTCGACCCAATGAAAGGTACTGCGTCAGGCCGTAGTCGTGCGATGGGCCAGGTCGCAGGGATGCCGGTCGTGTTTATTGAAGGGGATCGGGACAACGACGCATCAAATAACAAATCGTTCGATATGAACGAGCTGAAAGACTTCTTCGGTGGCGGCCTGCTGGGTACCCGTGGTGTGAAAAACAACACCAATGAAACCTATGAGCCTGAGTTCCGCGCAGCAATCGCAATCTGCCAAAACGCTCCCGTCACTGGCAATGAAGCGATTATGAGCCGGATCGTCAAACTGCACTTCCTCAAGCCAAAGATCACAGCAGAAAGCAGCGCGGCCGCTGATGCACTGAGTCAGATGGCAACAGACGAGGTCAGCAACTTCCTTGTTCAGGCCATCAGTCTTGAACCACAGATTATGGCCAAGTTCGCCGAAACCTATCCTAAGCACCGCGAGCACCTGCGCTCGATGCGCACGCTGAGCTCAGCTCGAATCGTCAAGAACCACAGCATGATGCTTGCGCTTGTTGATTGCCTTGCCCTGGTGCTGCCGTTGACCGACGCAATGATCACGAGCACTCGTGCAGAGATCATTGAAATGGCGCACGAACGCCAGTCGGCAATCGTCATGGATCCACCAGCGGTAGTCGAGTTCTGGCAGGTCTATGAGTACTTGGAGTCGCTCACCAGCGAACCGTTGGTTAACCACAGCAAGAAGCCTGACGTCATCGCAATCAACCTCAACGGCTTCGCCAAGATAGCGGCAGAACACCGTCAGAAGCTGGCAGACATCGGCACCTTGCGTCAGTTACTGCGTGAATGCCGATCGCACAAGTTGATTGATATCAATCGCACCACATCCAGCGCCATCAACAGCATCCAGCGGAAAAACAACTTGGTGAATCCCCCACCGGAGTCGGTGAGCTGCTGGCAGTTCAAAGCCTGAATCGAAATGCGGTGTCGAGGAGTTGCAGCTCCCCGACACCAACCACCACTGAGGACTACACCATGAAAGTGACAAACCAAAGCAGCAGCGAAGTAAAGGCTACCACACCG